ATGCGCCAGACCCGCGTCGGTCGCCACCACCAGGTCCGCCGAGAGCATGGCCTCAATCGTCGCATCCAGGGGACGGTCATAGTCCCAGGCTTTCTCACAGTCCACATCATAGGATGAATCTGGAGCCCCACCGGCAAAGACATCATATCCCTTCGCCCGGAGCCTGAGTGTTAGTTCTGGCCAGTGTTCCCAGTTCTTCTCACTGCCGTATTGCCGCTTTCGGGGACAGACGACGATATCACAGGAGATGTCCTGGGTTACGTGCGGTTCGGGGATGAAACGCTTCTTGGGCCATTTCGCGTCAGGTTTCACGATCTGACAACCCGGGATGTCTCGCATGGCCGCTCGTTCCATCCGTTCGACGTACTCTGCGTCTCGCGCATAGCGGTTCCGACGTTTCGAGTCGTCTTGTCGGTCAATCACAAGCCATTCTTCGGCACTCGGGTACAGTGCTTCCATACCCGGCTCGATGAACACGATCTTGCGCCCCGATACCGCATGAACGGCGGGCACATGCCACCACACGAGCATTCCAAACTCGGCGCGAAGGGCGGGGATGACGCTAGGCGGCACGGTCCACCCGTCCACAACGCTTCCAGTAGCGTTCCATATTCACCCGGTTTACACACGATCGGTGGTAGTGATCGGGACCACTCAACACCATGTTCTTGAGATCATCATACTGTTTACAGAATTTGCACGACCTCCAATCTGGGTTCCCGCAGGCATCCCGCGCCCTCTGTCGCGCATGGAGGAGGTGGTGGTAAGCATTGTCGGGACAAATCACCAGGTTTTCGTCCCGGTTGTCCTTCCGGTCCCCATTCACATGATGAACCTGTTCGGGGAACCGGAGGGTACGCCCAAGGGCCTCCTCTGCAACCAAAATGTGTTTATGCACATAGCCGTTGCTGTGCGCCCTCGGGTGGACGGGCATCCATTCCATAATGTAACCGTTGTGCTCCACCTGCCCGACCGGCAGGCCAGACCTCTTGGCTCCGTGGCCCCTCACAAAACGCTTGGGTTCACCCTTGATCCAACCACGCGCCGCCCTCGTCTGCTCGGCGACTTGGGTTTCCTGCCCACACCCGCATTGGCAATAGCCATACGGAGTCGCCCCCCCGGCTTCAGCGGGAGTATCCGAAGCAGGCGGTGTGCTGCCAAGAACAGCACCATCGGGTCCCGGTCCACCAGGGGGGTTCATGCGCTCCTCCGATTCTTCCGCCTGCGGACCTCGTCGGTGTCCCACCTAACCCTCACGCCACCACTCAGGCGGTCGTACACGAAACCGTCTTTGTCGGTAACCACCTCATCGGCCGGACTCATCCGAAGAACCTCAACCCAATCATCGTCCAGGTCGTAGGCGACAACGTGTTCCAACTCCCGCCCATGCCGAAAAATCTTGATCGGCTCGTGGCAGTTGTCGGGGTTGATCCGACAATCCAGCCGCCTGGGCACGGTGTCGTCAGAATGGAGCCATGACCGAAACCGCTCTAGCGGATTGTGGGACGCGAAGCCCGCCCAGAACCCACCGAGCGCAGACCACGAAGCCACACCCCGGACAAACTCTTTCCTGTTCATGCCGCCCTCCTGACCAGTGCATCGAGTTCGGCGCCCTGTTTGTCTACCCGACCTAGCCTGCGCCAGCCACGGCCCTGGTAGACCACACCATCGGGTGTGATGCGGATACCGCGTTTCCGCCGTGCCGCGATGTACCGCTTCGGGCGGATCTCACGCAGCTCTAGCGTTTTGCCATATGCCATCCTGTGCCTCCCAGTGTTGACGTGCCCAGTTGTTTGGGGGCAGGTCTGAAAGTCTCGGTTTTCCATGGAAACAGACGACGGAATAACCCCTTGCGCCGTCTGCTAGATGATGGGCCTTGTACGATCCGATCAGGCCCGGGTAATAGACCTGTAGCCTGTCTGCCGTACTGAAGAGCGGGTCCAGGTAACGGTCACTACGCCCCTCAAATGGCGGCGGGTTGTTCTGTATCCAGGCCCAGATGTTGCGTGTTGTCGAGCCGTCCCAAGCCAGGACACCCGTTGCCGTCAGGCTCGGGTGGAAAAAGTCGTCAATGCCCGCCAGATTGCCGTTGTAGTCGAACAAACATGAGGCGTCTCGGACAATGAGCGTGTCCAGATCGAAGAACACATTGCGACCCGTCAGGATGTCCGGTCTCCAGAGTTCGAGCTTCGACCAGAAACCGGGCCAGTCGTTCTCTAGCGGGATCGTCTCACAATCCAACTCAAGATCCGTCAGGCAGACGAAGTTGTGGGCGGGCAGGTAGCGGCTACACTGTGTCTGGAGTCGGTAGACCCATTCGGGGGTGAAGACACCACCAGACTTGAGCACACACGCGACGGTCACGGGATGCCGGGACCTTCCCACCGGACCGTGGGGCGCTTGTCCTCCAGTCCAGCACGTAGGGCCTCGACAGTTTCCTTGAGGTTGTCTTTCGTCGCCTCTGCCGTGGCCTCCCAGGTCACGTTCCCAACAACGCACCTCACGGTGACAGTCATGACTCTACCTCATATACGCAGGATCGAAATGGGGTTCGGTGCAAAGGTGAAGGCGGTATGGCACGTCCCGCCGATATTTGCCACTTCACTCGTGTACGGACTTCCTGAAATCGCCGTACCATCCAGGGTGATAGCAACCGAGTCCGTACCGCCAGACGTGGGGGTGTAGGAACAGGTGTACGTGCCGTCCCCAACATCAGTCACGGTCGGGGTTGCGGTGTTCGCTCCTGTGACGGAGACGACGACCGTACAACCGCCGACGGTCAGATTGTTGCCGAAGATGTCCTTCGATTGGATCGTGATAGATGTGACCGCGCCAACCTCGCCCTCGGCCGGGACCGTGGCCGTCGAATCGGTGGCGCTCGGGATAAACCTCTCTAGTGCGCTCTGGATATTAGACCACTGACCGGCTGTGAGATTGGTTCCGGCTGGTTTGGCTACACAAGCACCCTCAAGGAAGCCGGAGGCACCAGATCCGCCGCCACTATACGACATAATTGTCAGATCGAGTGCGTTTGTCGTGGAAGCAACATCTGCCGTTCCGGGAGAACCGGAGCCCGTGGTGTCAATACTTACCTCCACCTCGTCCGCAGAGGCGTCCCGCTCTAAACCAAGGCAGTATCTTTGATACAGCGTAAGCGTGCCGTAAACATCTTCTGCCGAGGTAGCCCCATCTGAACACTTAGCATGAGCCGCGTCCGCGGCCGATTTCGCCAGTACAAGTCCTGGGTTTCCTGTCGCCGAACCGGCCTTCTTTGCTACCAACGCATCAGTACCCCCCGCTTCTGCGTTTGCAAATACGGCGGCCAACACCGCATCTTCGTCCGCAAAGTCGAGATCGCTGCGGTTGGGCACCACCACATAGTGACTTCCCGCACCCTGTAGACAGTTGCGGTTGATGATGTCCATGACGAAGCCGGAGGCACTTCGGGCCGGGGTCCAGTCTTTCGAATAGGCGTCGGTATAGGCCGACGTCATACCCGGTGTGAAGTCCGTGGTATTCGTGAAATCGGCGTAGGCCACCGTGTCTACTGAGGGGGCGCCGCCATCGGTGTAGACGTCGATACTCTTGACGTACTTGTCATCGAAATTCGATTGGGCACCGCCCAGGACGAGGTTGCCGGAGCCGTCCGTCGTCTCTTCGCCCGTCGCCGTCGAATCGTCCATGTACGTGACGGTGTAGTCGTAGGCCGTCGAATTGGAGAGCCCGGAAACCGTCCACGCATTGTCCGCCACACCAGAGGCCCAATAGACCTGGCCAGTGACCTCGTGGCAGACCGGGTCATTGGCGGTGGCTCCTGTAGCATTGATGGTGACGGTGAGGGCTGCATGAGACTCGGTAAAACTCGTGTCGCCCACAGAGAGGCCGGAGAACTCCAGCAGCGCCACCGTGTTTACGCTCGGGGCACCGCCATCCGTGTAGACATCAATCGTCTTGACCCAGACCCCATCGAACTCTGGTTGTGTGTTCCCCAGGACAAGATTCCCGGAACCGTCCGAGTCCTCCGTGCCGGTATCCGTCGTATCGTCCGAATACGTGACCGTGAAGTCGTAGGTGGTAGAATTGGAGAGCCCGGCTATCGAAACGTTGTTGCTCGCCGCACCGGGGAAATAACAACCCACGGTCCCCGACCAGCTTTCTGCCACAATACAGCGTTTCGCACTCCCAAAATGTCCGTGATGACCGCCGAGTTCGCCTTCCCAGAACAGGCGCGATGAATCCAGCTTGTCTACATGGAGAAAGAGCTTGCTGACCGCATCGTCGATGACTTCCGAGTAGGCGCTCATCGGATGACCTCGACTTCCTTCTCCACGACCTCTTTCTCCACCCCTTTCGGCTTGAGTACTACATCAGGACAGGTCGCTACACGGAGGTCGGCGGGAGAGCCATTGGCTTCGACGACCTTGTCCAGCATGCTTTCGCCCTCACCGACCACAACGTCTTTGGCTTCGACATTCGGAGTGGGTTGAGTCTTGTCTTTCCTGGATTTCTGTACCTCGGCAGATAGCGCCCGAACGTCAATCTGCGAGTCCTCGGTCATAGGTGTCTTTTCCACGACCTTGCCGTTTTTCAGCTTCCACGCGATGCGCCCAACAATGTCCGGTGTAATCTTCGGATGGTCGTGGATTGCCACCTCGGCCTTGTCCCGGAGCATCACCGAATACGTCGGCTGCATACCCGTCTCACCAGCGAGGGGCGGACGGAAGAACAGGTGCCAGAGTTCCGGTTCACCAACGACCGAAAGCTCGGCCTTCTCCTCTTCGGACAGGGCTTTCAGCTTCGCAACGGGATATTCGAGAGACGCCATATCACCACCCCGGATCGGTGTCATAGACACGCAGATTGTCGAGCCCTACGGTCACGTCTTCGGGGAATCCGGGATTTGACCACCCAAAGATGTAGCCGTTCTGGAAGCCGTTCCTGCTTGGATCGGGGTGGAAGAAGCCCATCGGCCCACTCACGACCTTTGCGCCGTTCCACCACATCTCGAAAAGGCCGTCGCCCCAATCGTGAGAATGGAATGTGTCTTCGGGGGCATAGGTGCCGGTCTTGAAGTGCATCCTAAGCTTATTCCATCGGCCTTTGTCGGCATCCGTGATGCCTGGTTCCCACGGCCTTGTAACCGCTGACATGGTGGGGGTATTCACATTGCTGAAAGATGCCCGGAGCATTACCCCTGCGGCCTGCTGGAAGGCACCGACAAAGCAGGATACCGCACCCGCAGCGCCGCCCGGATAAGATCCCGAATCCCAGATCGCAAAAAACTTGCTGTTGCCACCACTCGCGTACTGGTAATTGGCCGGAATCCACAAGTCGTATTCGATCCAGATTTCTTCGTACAGGGACCCCAACGTGAAGTTGGCCTCGGCGCTCTGGTTCGGCCCTGCGGGGAAGTGGAAGGCTAGTGCGTCGTCATCGACGTACACAGCCGATCCTCCGTGCCGTCGTGTCCACCCAGGAGACGACACGAGAGTCTGTGGCCCCGCATTGTCAAACGTGTCTTCCCAGACCAGCCCTTCGCCGGACGGCTCAGGCTCTGGGTTCGGCTCGGGCTCAGGCTCGGGCTCGGGTTCCGGTTCTGGTTCGGGCTCGGGCTCGGGTTCAGGCTCAGGTTCAGGATGCACCGGATACTCGAAGTTGATTTTCTTGAAGGCGGCAATCTCCGCTTCCGCCGCCTCAATTCCCGCTTCTTTCGCCGCGATTACTTCGTCGAAGATGGCCATTATGCCGCCTTTTTCCTTTGTACCCGCCTCCAGCCACGATCCGTGGCGTGGTAGACAGTGCCGTCCACACAGATACGGAAGTCCTGTTTTCGTGCCGGGATGTGTTTGACCGGACCGAGGGCCCGTAGATCAAGAACCTGCTGTTGTTCGGGTGTCACACCCCGGCCATTCCTGCCAATCTGGGTCACAACCACTCCTTGGTCGGTGCGCCCAACAGTTCCCTGGTCCAACCACTCATTGAGCGCACATTCACGAGTTGGTCTTTGTTCTGCTCCCACCACCCATGATGAGAGTCCGCAGGAAGCCACCCTCCTGGCCGCCTGAGGTGCGGGCGCTTGTCCATGGGCATCCCACACAGGACAACCTTGTCCGCGAGTTTCAGCGCCTCTAGCACGGCGGCCGCGCCCGACGATCCACCACATTCAGGCGCGACAATCGCCTCGTGGTCATCGTTGCCCGTCCGGTGCGAGCGCCACCAGTCCAGCTTTTCGCCGTGCATTGTGACCCAGACGTCGATATCGTGCGGGTAGAACACGCCCGTCTCGTTCACAACCACGACCAGCCCGTCCCACGGTCCGAGATCGGCCAGCCTCATCAGGTCGTCAGCCAGACAGTCGGCCGACCCCAGGACAGCCGCCTTCATGCTGCCTCCCGCTCAATCGGCACAATGTTCAACATTCCATCATTCGCGATTCTCTCCCGGACCAACTCACGGTCGAAGTTTTCGGGTAGCCACTCACCGGCAACGAGCGCATCCCAGAACGTGTCCAGGTCGAGCTTGCCCTCACTCACCAAGAGAGAGAGCGCATTGACCTGTTCGGCGGTCATCTGTTGGGCATGGAAATCGCGGTTAAGCCTAATCGTGCCGGGCTCCGCTTTCCGCAGGAGGCCCACACTCATCAACTCGGCATGGGCCCCGAGCGCATTGTTTAGACAGTTTTCTTCTGCACTAACGGCCGTCATCAACGCCGAATCAGACTCTCCCTTCCGCAGCAGGTCACTCGTAGCCGTCTGTTGGTTACTGGTCTGCGGACTGGGCCTGGCCATCAGAAGGGAGAGACCGAGTGTGGCCATTCTCTGTTCGGTGTCTCGTAGGTCTTCGCGGGACTCACTCAGCGCCTCACCCGAATAGACAACCCACTTCATGTCGGCATCCGAACCCGTAGCACGGAATGCCTCTGCCTCTGAGACCTTGATCTCTTCGTCGTCAGGGAAGTCTTTCAGGAACAGCAGCGGGATGTGGGCAATGGTCCTTGACTTCTCGCGTTCACTCTTGAGTTCGAAATGGCCGATATTCTCATAGGCCAGGTCGAGGAGTGGCGGTTCGGCCTCAAAAAAGCCTGTACGCCGGAAGTAGAACGGGAACAACGGGATGTAGCTGAGCGACACATCGCCCCAGTCCACCATCTCCCAACGCAACGGGTCAGAGCGTTCTTGCCACACCTCGAATGAGCCCGGACGAAGGACGCGGTAACGTGTCACATCCTGCTGGCCATAGGCCCCAACAGGCTCGATCTCCGATTCCTTGAATACGGCCAGCGTCAGGACGGGTGAGCCGTTTTGAATTTCCCACTGCCAGTTGATAAGGTCTTCGAGTTGAACATGAACCCAGAATGGCCGGATGTTCCCACGCTGGAGTGCGGCCCTCGACCTACGGGCACCATCGTCCCAGACCTGCGGATAATCGACATAGACAAAGCTGATGCCGTCCAGACCACCGGCCGTAAAGACATCCTTCGCAAAGGACGCCAGGTCCCGGCCGGCCAGGTCGATGTTCTTGGTGTGCTCCAGGATGTCAGGACTCGTCTCCTCGGACAGGATCGGGTCCTTCCGGTAGACCATGCCCGTCAGACCGTCGGCCGTGCGGCGGGTCGCATTGAAAAGCCGTGCCTTGCCCAACCGCTTTTTGTAGCTGACTTCGCTTTCACGCTTCAGTCGGGGTAGATAGGGTTCACCCTTTGTTCGCATGTGGGCCGTACCGCGATAGACGTCACGAACGACCTGAGCAAGCTTCCACTGGTTCTTGTGGGAATCGCATTCGTAGTCCGGTCGGTCGGCTTCGCCAATATTCGAGTCGACGACTACACGGGTCGCCTGATCGGCTTGTTTGTCTCGGAGATCCTGCGAGTACGGCATCTAATAAATCTCCAAATGGCACGAGGAGGCGGTTTTCTTTTTGGTCAGAACGCGGTAGCGGACCTCATCGCCGACATGGTCTTCGGCGTCGGTGTCCACGTCATCAAGGTTCTTGTCCGAACGCGGAAGGGTCGGCACCGTGCGAATGAATTGCCGACACGTCTCGAAGACCCAAAGGCCGGGTTCCTCGGGACGGTCCTCTGATGCCGCCTGAAACATCCTGCGCATTGCCTGCCAACCCTGGACCCGGCTTCCGGGCCGCTTGTCCGAGGGCTCGAAGCGAGCGCCATTCGCGGCCAAAACAGCGGCGATACTCTTGCCGCCGGCCTCTTCATTGAAAATCGAGGCATCGGCGGGTCCGGGTTTGACACGCTTCCGCCAACCCCAATCGGTTTCCCGTTCGACAATGCCCTGCGCAATTAGGGGGTCAGTCATACGGAGCCCCACATTCGGGTTCTTGCCGTCCCAGCCGTACCACTCGCCGATGCGGATGAGTGAGCCACGCGGGAAGAAAAGCGTTGTGCCGTCATCCCGGACCGCCACTGTCCCATCACTCTCGGCCCAGAGACCATAGGAAAACGGCTTAGTTGATCCCCAGTCGAAAGAGCGGTCGATGCGCCAGGATTGGGGGATCGGGAATGGCCGCAGGACATGCTTGTCATGGTCCCAGACATCATCGAACATGCCTCCGGCAACAATGTCCCAACTACCATCGAGCCACGCCTTTTCCTGTTCTGGATTTGCTGCCGCTGCCGCGATCTTCTTCGGATAGTCGGGCTCCGCATCGAGCAGAATCTTGTTTTCTGACCAGTGCGCGTGGATGCGAACTCGCTTTAGACCATCGTCGCCCGTGACCACATGACCCGCAGGGGCCGGGTCGATGAAGTACGCCTTCACGACATTGTGGCCCACGCCGTATGGGTTTGCTGTCCCCCTGTACTTTCTCGGGACATCTGGATGGGATGACCGATTGCAGGACTTGAGCATGTGGTAGAGATCGAGGCTGGGCCATGTCGTCAATTCGTCCCAGCCAATGAACGGAAACTCGTGCCCGTGGTAATCCGTCCAATAGTCGGCCTCGCGTTTGATGTGGCGAAGCAACAACTCCTCGCCCTCGGGCCAGACCCACTTGTACTCCTGCGCCGATTCCTTGAAACGTGCCTCGGGAAAGATCCGGGAAAACCAACGTCGGCTCTTGACTACCAACTCGCCCAACGCCTTGTAACTCTGCCGAAAGATGACGCCACGCCACGCTGCACCGTATCCCGCCCCGCAGTGCTGGGCAAAGTCCATCAACAGACAATCGGTCTTGCCGGGACCGCGTGTCCCCTCGATCAATGCTTCGTAGATCGGGCAGGTTAGAAAAAGCTCTTGGCTGCCAGGCTGTGGTTGCCATACGACGTTAGGCCCCCTTGCCATTGCCACGTTTTCCGTTCCCATTGCCCCCAGCTAGGACCGCCAGTCGGTTCCCTTGGGCATTCTTCGCCGTCTCTTCCCACGCCTCGCCCCGCTCTGGCACGACGAGCACACCCGTATCGACATGGCCGGAGTGCTCGACCTTATCCGTGAATGCGCCGAAGTGCTTGCCGAGCCAGGACAGTGCCGAGACCCGGGCGGCATGGGACGCTCCCTCGCCCTCCTTCGTGGCCTCGACCCACAGGCGGTCGATGACCATTTCCTGTGTGACCCCAACCCGTTCCGACCTCTTTTGCTTTTCGGTGGCAATAGCAGAGGCCACCCTAACATTTTCCAACAGCCTCGGTCCTTGGACGTGGGCTGTTTTTTGGCTGTATCCAGCACGAATCGCGGCCTGTGTCGCATTCAGGTCGATCAAGTACTCTTCAACGAATCGTGCCTGTTTGGCCGTAAGACTCATGCCGCCCCCTTGAGTTCACGGACCAGGGCGCTTTCAAGGCTTTCGTTGGTGGAAACTTGGTAGGCTCTGCGTTCTGCGGGGATGACGATCAGACGACAGCCGGGGCGGTTGGATTTATGATGAACGAATGGGACGGGGCCCGACGTCCGACTGAATGGGACGTCAATCTTCCGGTTACAAACCGGGCAAGTGATGTAGACCAGGTGTTCGTTCATGGAGCCCAACGAAAAAAGGGCGACCCCCGCTTCCGTTGCGGAGTATCGCCCCACGGCGTGTCCATATTTTCAAGTTTCAAGTTAATAAGGCTCCCGTGTGGTGGTCAAGATTTAAGTAGCGCCTCAATACGGTCTGCGAGGAAGTAGAAGTTGCGCTGCGGAAACGGCTATTGGATTGTACTCGTATTGGATTGTACTCGTATTGGATTGTACTTGCCATCGGGCACAACCTTGATTACCCACTGACCTCAACCCCTGGCGCTGTCAATCTCCGGTGCGTCCTGTCGGTTACCGCTCATTGGTCTTTGCTTTCGGTTGGGGGGCGCATCTGGAACACGGACGTTCGCCCGATGCGTACTCGTCGTATAGCTGTTGGAGGAAGTCGCGCATCTCTCGAACCTCCGGGATTGGGTGCTTCGCGAGAAAGCGGTCCATGTCCCTGATGCCCCAACCCAGGGCGCAGCACTCCACGCCATCCGTGCCAGAGTATAGCCATGTTCCGTCCACCGCGTCCGCTGCTGTGAATTTCTCAGCCATGATTACCTCTATTCGTCACTTTGTTGCCCCCTTGGCCTTGGCCGATAGTGCGGCGCCACCCGCGAGAGATGTCGTCCATTCGCAATCCTGAAAGCTTCACACCGCTCCTCGAACGTTGGTAGCGCGTTCATCCTTCCTCTCCTCTCAGTGCGCGGCCGATTTCCCTGTCAATGTCATCAAGTGGTGTGGTGAATTTCCATCCCGGACAGGACCGCACCTTGATCCGGATCTCCTCCAGGGCCTTGCGGTAGCGAAGGTTGTCTCCGATGGTGCTCACGTACTTTGCATTGGCGTCCGCAGCATCTTCGGTTCTGGCCCTTGCCTCCAGGATGAGGCGTCCGTTCTCCTCCCGCAGCCGCTCAATTTCGGCGAGGAGGTCTTCAAACTCCTGGTGTATATGGGCGTTAAGGATGTTGTTCTCGTCACGCCACTCGTGCCTCTTCCGAATCTCAGCCAGCCTCACATCATCCATCGTTGGGCTCCTCGTGGGTGGTACGCAGGTCTACATGCTTGTGGAGGAACTCGCCGCACCTATAGTCCCACGGCACCGGGTTGGTTGGATATCCACCATCCCTGGGGTCATCTGGTTCTGGGGACCACCGCTGACAGTTCATGTACCCACTGTCGATAAACGTGGCGTGGTCACAGTTCTCACACCTACGTTTGCTCACCCGTATCGTTCTCTCACTCATCGGTACCCCCTTGATTAGACGTAACCTCGGTTTCCGTCTGATCTATTGGTCCACTCACCCTAGTCATCGGTCTCTCCCCCTATGCTGCTGTGTCGGTATAGTCCGATACGTCGATGTTGACTCGCTCGGGTTCCGTTGGCTTGCGCTCTGTGATTTCTGGCGTGTAGTCGCGTTTGAACTTCGGGTCCAGTTGCGGGCCACCCGGTGGTTCTTTCACAACTGCGCTTTCGGGGATGTGCCACGGTTCGGCCCACCACTCTTTAGGCCCGAGGAAGGTTGCCGGGTACTTCAGCTTCGTGTCCGTTGCCTTCGCCCACGCTAGGTAGCGGGCAAGGCCGGCCATCAGGTCTTCCTGACTCACACCCGCCCGCCTACGCGCCCGCCACTTCTCTAGCGCATCCTTCTTCCCAATCTTCAGCGGATAGGCTTCCCAGAACCCCAAAAACTCCCCCTCGAAGGGTGGTCGTTGGTCGTTGGTAGTAGGTCGTTGGTCCAAGATCGGAACGCTAGGGTCTCCCTCGGTTCTCGCTAGGCCCTCGCTAGAGTCTCCCGAGGGTTCCGTATCTCCCTGTGGTTCCACAACTTCCGGCGGTGGGGGTGGGAGGGTGTACTTGCTCGGGTTGTCCACACGCTGATGCTCTTCCCAATTGGTGATTTGGAGCAACCTTTGCCCGCTATCGGAGGTGTATCGAAGCACTCGCCCGAGTCTCGCGAGAGTCTCAAGAGACCCCGAGCAATCGTCGTCCGTGTCGGGGAAGAGTAGACCGTTCAGGAGGCGTATGTTGTCGTTCAGCCTCCCGGCGTCATCGGCCTGGGAGATGAGCCCGAGGAACACAAGGCGGTCGAGTGGGGGGAGTGGGGCAAGCTTTTCGTCCTGCCAGAACTCGGGCTTGATGGTGCGAATCCTAGCCACGGGGAGGCTCCCAACAAAACGACCCACCCGAGCTTACTTGCGGCTGTCGCGCTTCCCTCCATCGGAGGTCGGCACCGCGTTCGACTGGGTGGGTCGGTTTCCGTTTTACCACGAAAAAAGCCTTTCTGCTAAGTTCGGTCATTTGGTGTGGAACATTTCGCTTTGTTCGGTCCGGGTCCCGGTTACCGCCTCTCGGCAGTTTTTTATCGCCTGTCGGTAGTAAGTTTCCTTAAGCTCCACACCAACACCCCTCCGGCCCTGGACCACCGCCCCATACACCTCCGAACCCACACCCATGAACGGGGTGAATACAACCTCCCCAGGATTGCTCCACAAAACCACGGCTCGGTCAATCACGTCCAACTGAAGCGGGTGTACGTGCTTCTCGTCCTCCTCGTCGCGGGCCTCGCGATACGGTAAAACCCGATCAATCCTCACATCGTCCCAGAACGCGCTTGCGTACTGTCTCCATATCCAATGCGAATAGCGGTTCTCAATCTGGTTGCCCTTCCATTCGCGATACTGATACAGTTCGCGAGGAATTTGGCGTTCTCCAGCATATTCAAGTAGTCCGTTGGGATGGGATATCGGCACCGGATTTTCGCCCTTCTTGCGAAACATCAATAGGTAGTCGGCAGAAGCCACCGAACACCGCGACGAGTCGTCTACAATGGTTTTGTGGGCCAGGTTCTTGGCCATTGTTCGGTTACGGACCCCCAAGGGCTCCTTCCAAACACAATACCGGGCCACGTATACGAATCCGTGTTTTTCGTGGAGGCGGATAATGTCACCCGGAAAGTCGATAAGGTGGTCCTTGCCGGTATTGCTGGACGGGATGTCCATACAATGAACACCCGTCAACCGCCCCGTCATGGTCATACGGGCAAGTTCTTCCACCACGAACCCATAGTGCTCGAAGAACTCCTCGTAACCACGGGCATTAGACAGGTCCCGCTCGGAACTGGAATAGTGGTAGAGTCCCCCGAATGGCGGAGAGTATAGAGAAAGGTGTATGCTCCCATCGGGGACCGTGGGCATAAGTTCCATACAGTCCCCGTGGTACAGTGCGTAGTGGTCGGTCACTACCTGATTCATCACAGCCATTTCGGGAGCCTCGCATCTAAATTATGGATATGTTCGGTTCGTTTGATCTGTAGGGCGTCTTTCATGTGGGCCAGTAGGGCGTCAAACATCTTGTCCGCTTGTTCCGACTTCCGTTTCAAATTTTCCACCACCCGCCTTTCGCCCTCGGTCGCTACAATATCCACGGTCACAGGCCGCTTCTGTCCAAAGCGCCAACACCTTCGAACGCCCTGGTAATACTGTTCGTAGGAATGGGATGGAAAAAACGTAACGTGGTTGCACTCTTGAAGGTTAAGGCCCCAGGCTCCTATCTTGGGTTTAGTTACAAGGACGGGTAATTCTCCATTGGCAAACGCCGTTAACCGCTCTTCTTTTTTCTCCACCGAGTCCGCACCCTTGACCTGCCTTGCTCGCGGTATCAGTTCCTCCAGTAGGTCGCCCTCGTCATTTAGATGACACCAGATAAGGGCTTGGGCCGAATCCTCAACCATCTCCGCCACAAACTGACACCGCTCTTGAATCGTCCGCTTCCGCTCCTCGCGTTGTTCTTCCAAAGTCACGGCGGGTAGGTCGAACAACCACCCCTCACGGGTTGTTTTGGCGTCTACGATGTGTTCGTTCTCGGTGAGCTTCGGGAGAATAAAGCCGCTGTCCTCGTATCCGTAGTCTGAGGGCTTGCGAATCGCCCTGGCCCAAGAGGACACCCATTGCCAAAACGGCCCTTCCGCATGGCCCTTGAAGCGCCACTGTGCCGCCTTGCCATAGTACCGGCGCTCTGCCGAAACGCTGGAGGTTGTGGTCCGGAAGAATCTGGACAACATATCCATGTACCCCAATTCCCCGAGGGCCTCGGAACTAGTGCCCAATTCGATGTAGTCGTTGGGAGCGGCGGTTGCGGTGCAAAGTAGGCGATACCTGAGCGGCCGCATAAACTCTGTGACCACCGCCTTCCGCGCCCCATTGAAGTTTTTCAGGATACTGGACTCATCGGCCACCATGCCCGCGAATTGAGTGTTATCAAACCGCTCAAGTCGCTCGTAGTTAGTGGTGACTATCCGCGCCCCGGTGGGGACCCTTCCGTCCGACACCCTCACCGCCTCAATTCCAAACTTTTCCGCTTCCCCTATCAGTTGGTAGCCCACCGCCAGGGGGGTCGCAATTAGAACGGGCTTATTCGTTTCCCTGACCACGTTCTCGGCCCACACAAGTTGCATGGGGGTCTTACCCATTCCGCAATCCGCAAAGATCGCCGCCCGCCCCCTGCGTACCGCCCAATCCACGATGTCCCGCTGAAAACCAAACAGGAACTCTGGCAGGGTGTTGGGCTCAAAGCCATCGGCCACACCAATCTGAGATTTTTGGTTAAGGAATGCCTCATACTTGCCCAAGAAAAGCCTCCACAGATTCAAAGATCGGAATACCAAGCCGGCCGGCCTTTTCGGTTTCCACATCGGCCCCGGCACTCTCACCGGGAAGTCTGACCACTGCTTCCGCAAACGGCAACCACGCCAGGTCAATTCGCATCCAATCTTCCCAGGGCCGTGGAAAGGCTAGGTCCTGGAAATGTGTCAGGAGTGGACAGAAAGGTTCGTGGCCAGCAGCAATAAGTTGGTCCATTGCCTTCATGGCGTTTCTGACATTCTCAGACCTGTCACCCTTGGTGTAGGGACCAGCAACATAGACTCTCATGTCACCCTCATTGTACGTGCGAAGCTCATGCGGCCAACTTCGCTTTGAATCGCTGGGTTGCTGTGCCGGTGTACGGCCGGTCGGTTTTCCACATCAAATGCCACCTGTCACCGCCTGGCAATCTGCGCTCCATTTCCCGCTTGATAAGCTGCTGGGTAGGGGTGAGGACACGAGGCGTGTTACAGCGGGCACAGACCCGGTTCCTGGTCAACTCCTCGACGGCCGTCGGGGTGCCGCACTCTTTGCAGGGGGCCTGGACGATGGTTGTCTTCTTCGGGACCTTCTTCCATCCGCGTTTCGCGAGGTTGTTACTCACGGCAGTCCCCGAGAGCCCGCATTCCCGGCTCCATGCTGCCCAGGTCATCAGGCCACGTTGCTCCCAGATTTCGTCATCGGTCGGAAGGCGCTCCTCGATTTCGGCCGGCGTCGATGGGTTGGCCTTGTGAGCTACAGCAAGGACACAGTCCCGTGAACAACATGACCTTTGCCGTGGGCCAAGCTCTTTCCCACAATTCCGACACTTCCGCCCTGGTGGGTAGGTTGTTGGCATCATTCCACCTCGGAGCGGAGCCGGCCAGCAGCTATCCTATGTGATCCCTTTTGGGTTTCCAGCCAATCAGCGACAGCCAGGATGGCGGCATGGGCCGCGACGTGGTGTGCTGCATCACGGTCGTCGTGCTTTACCAGCTCTACGTGCCACGCCTCACTCCATGCCGTTATCACCCCATCCACCAGCGACGATTCACACTTTTCCGCTGGTTCACTTTTTTGTGAATCCACCATGGGTTGCCGCTGTGTGTCAGTAGGGGTGGTTTTGCTGGCCGTATGAGCGCCTGATGACAAGCCACTATCCCGAACTACTGCTGGTTCTTGGTTCAGGCTGGCGAGGAAAAGGCCGATGTCTTGAATTAGAGCAAGTGACGACTCGATGGCATCCCACCTGTTGCACCCACACGTACAACTTGGCTCTGGTTGTTCGGTATCATGCAACCGTTCGTTGGCGGGTCCGTCACTGCCTACGCACATATGCGAATCGCAGTTTTGCGTACAACCACAAGCGGACGTTTTGTCCGGTTTCGTGCTAGTGGAGTCGGACGTCCCCGGAGGGGTGCCGTGGATTGGGCAGTTACGATTCTCTGCCCCAGGCCAGCACGAACACCCCCTCCGGGGCTCCGCTACGTCGGCCTCACCTCCAGTCTGTTGTTCGATGTCTTCCAGGATCGTCTCCAGTGCCGCAACCCGCGCCTCCAATGCATCCACCCGCCGCTCTAGCCGAAAGACGTTGATCTCCCGTATGGTAAGGTCTTTCGACTCGTCAATCCTGTCGCTTTCGTCGCTCATTCCGCCCTCATTTCGTCGGTTTCGGCGAGTTACCGACCGTGCAGATTCGTCAGTCTGTGTGTCATTGTGGGAGAAAAACCGTGGTTCTCTGCACGGTCGGTCATAAATGTTTCGTCCTGTAGTAGAGGTCGGTGCGCCAGTCGTGGAGTAGGTTGCAGACCGTGAACCAGAGACGATTCGGCCAAAATGCGATGTCAGTCCAGCCCAACTCCTCGGGGTAGCCCCAGCGACCGAGGGCGCACACCAGATGACCCGCCGCGAACCAGAGCCACAGGTAGACAAGCACCGCCAGCGCGTGTTCATCGAAGGTCTTCCCGACCAACAAAGCAAACCCAACGAATAGCACGGGGCCGGGTAGTACCTTGAGCACTTTCTTCATTCGCCCTCTCCCAGGATGGCGCCTGTGGGTTCGGCCTCCGGGGGGGGTGCGCTGGTGTCTTCTCCCATAGTCGTTTTCACCTGGACCGAAAATCCTTGGACCTTTCCACCCGTCACTCATGGCTCTCTGGCTCCTGGTAATAGTCGGGTCGTGGGAATCGGTCGGTGAATATCGCCTCGGAGTATACGCCCAAGTCCTCAACCTCCTCCGCATCCGGCCAAAAGCGTCCCATCTGATTTGGCCTCATGTAAGCCACCAGAATGGCCCGGCCATCGCACTCATGGCCGCTTACCCAATAGCAACAACCGACAGGTAGCGGCCACTCAATCGGCCTCGGGTCGTCGTCGTCCACGTAAAAACGTAGGCGGTGGATTAGGCTCTCACTCATGGCTCTCTGGCTCCTCCGTCTGGGTTGCGAGGCGCTTTTCCTGCCAATTGAGCAGCTTTGTGGCGAGGTGAACGTATCCATCACTGCTCGTAACTTGATCGTTGATGAAGCGCAGGCAGGTTAGGTAATTGGGCCAGGTGGTGTTGGCCTCAACCCTGTGGAAGGTGATGTCCACGCCATAGCGAGCACCGACGTGTAGGTATGCAAGATTCGACCACCACTCTATCCAACAGGTTCCTGTGGGCGTGTCAAACTCAATCGTTCGACTGAAGCCGCTGTCCCCGGCCTCTATCCAGCGTGGGTTTGTGCCAGCCACCTCCAAGACAGAAAACATCATCTCCTTGTCTTGCATCACTCCCTCCCCTCTATCCTGCCGAGTGGTTGGGAGACGTAGGTGATGCCCTCCCACTCTGGGCCGACGTGTTTGTGCGCCCGCTCCGGGCTGTCGGTCAGCTCCTTGCCTATCAGCTTCCCGCCCTTCCACCACTCCAGCCGCCAAGCCACCACCTCGGGCTGGACGGGGGTGAGGTAGACGGGGACTTGCTTGATGGTGGCGCTAGTGGGGTGCTTTCCGAACCACACCTTGGTACGCCCGGGGGACGCCTCCTTGATTCTGGCCAATGAACCTTCGTCGATCCACCCCACCGGCTCGGCGTCTGTGATGAGAGCCAGGATTTCGTCGGCTCGTTCGTAGTTGTAGTCATCGGGTTCATCGTCGTCCCAAGATGCTATCAGCGCTGCTATCCACTCTCTCATTTCTCCCTCCGTGTGTCACACCAAAGCATTAGGGCCCCGAGCCCAATCGCGAGCAGTGTAAAGCCCAACAGTGTGGCTATGATTTTCAGGACGGTCATACGTCACACTCCATGTCACGGTAAAGCATTTTGTGACGGGGTTCCGGGGAGGTAGAACCTAAGGTTTTACGGGGGTCCTTGGAGGGTAAATCTGATCCGAAGTCAGGTACCCACCCCAGGAAATCCCTAGTGTTTACAGGCGGTTCAGTAGTTAATGTCACAGAACGCCGTCGAAAAATGGGTCACTTCGCTTCCCACGCCAGGTGTCTTTCGTAGCACCGCCTGCCCCGACCCTCGCGGCACTCTTTGCAGAAATCGTGAACGAGTGTCCCGTAGGGAAAGGTGCCTCGACAGTACGAGCAGTAGTCCTCCCGAACATTCCATTTTGGAGTCTTGTCCCGGGCCTCCGTGAACGAGCCACCGAACGACATGGACCCGAAGGGCACCGTCCAGCAGATCGGGCCGTGGCAGTGCGGACAGCGGGTGCCGTCCTCCACGGCCTCCTCGCAAGCCACCCGTTTCCCGCAGTGCGGACACTTTGGTTTGTGCTGATTCATCGGTATGCCCCCAAAAACAAACCGCCCGACTCGTTGGGGTGTGACCCGGACTTCCCGAAGGAGTCTGGCCCCGTTGAATCGAGCGGTCTGTCAGTTTTCACGAAAAAACTCCTTCGGTTCCGGGTCACGAGTACATGATACTAATGTGACATTTCCTGTGTCAAGGATTTTCTTTTCGCCTCTCTTCGAGCCCCCTCAACAGCTCTTCGGCTTGGGCACGGTCGAAGTGGACATACCGGCCATCAAGCATTTCCTCCGTCGTGCCCGCCTGGAATTTCCGACCCGGTAGGGCCTGGCTATCGGTGGCGAACGCTCGTTTCAGTGAGTGGTAGCCACGCTGTTTCTTCCGAGGTACTTCCGCCCGCCTCTCGGCTTCCCGGAGGAACTTGTAGAGCGGTGTCTTCGTGATCGGCCCGTCGGCCCCCGGGAACAAGTGCTCGCTTCCATACGAACGGCAGCCTTCAATAAGGACCCGGACAGGCTCCGGTATTAAAGCCGCGCCCGCATTTCCGACCTTGTCCGTCTCGGGTGGGAAGTGAATCACATTGCCGTCGATATCGTCCCAGCGGAGTTGCCGGATACTGGACATCCGTCTACCCGTCCAGTAGGCGATATGGGCGATGGTCCCGGCCCGCAGGTCTACCTCGACCAAGGCGGGGAGGAGTCGCGTCAGCTCGTCCCGAGAATACGCCTCGCGCTTCTGGTTGAGTTTCGGGAAGCGGAGTCCTTCGAGTGGGCTCTTGTCCAACCAGCCCTCGCGGACGGCCCAGGTCAATGCCTCTTTGATGTACCGCAGGTAGTAACGTTGGGTCGTAGCACCCCAGCCCTTCTCGGCTGTACCATCGGCCACACAGCGCCTCACAAGCGCCGGGGACACGGCGGTCAACACCTTGGCCCCCCCGAGCGCCGACGTCCACCACAGGCGGTAGTGGGCCTGCTCCTGACGGTATCTGTCCGACCATTCGGACTCCCGGTCTCGGTGAAGGGCCTTGAGTAGTTCGCCGACCGTCTTCCCGCCCTCATCCCGTACATAGTTGTCGGCATACTCGCGCCAGGTCCGGCGATGTTCTGCGGCCACCTTGTCGGCCACCCGGCGGGCGAGCTTCCGGTCTTTCGCCGTCTTCGCCAGCATCGGGAAACCGAGAATGGTGCGCGTCGAAACCTGGACCCGCTTCTTGCCCAGCCAGTACTCAATCTGGAGGATACCGCCGCGCTTCCGCTCGTAGATGACGACACGGTTTACACCCCGCTGGCCCGCTGAGTAGCGAAATAGGTCTGACACAGCTCGCGGTACCCCCTACCACAGTATTCGACGACAGCCTCGATAATCGCCTCATCATGTGGTGTGACATCGTCTGTGGCAAGCACTTCCCTTGCCAGCCGTTCTTTGACCTCGCTAGAGGCGTGTTCCCAGGCGTCTATCAGGATGCGGTCGATGGCGCTCATGCGGCACGCTCCTGCGCTGCCAGTTCTTTTTCGATTTCCCGGCGCATCACTTCGATCAGCACCTCTAGGTCGAACGTGTTGATAGTGATGTCCTTGGCCCTCATCACGGGGTCAATTCGCACGAACCGCTCCAAGGGCACGTCGATCCGGTCCATGCGCTCCATAAGGTCCTTGGGAAAGTTCTCCAGAAACACCCGCTCCATCGTTTCCAGCGCAGCGGCCATACGGCGTAGGTGAGCCCTCATGCCGCCTCCAGGATATCGAGTTCTACACGAGGTTCTTTGCGGTCGATGGTTTGGTAGTCGGCGCGATAGTCGATGTTCGCTGCCTTGTCATCGACGATGTAGTCGTGGCCCCGGAGCCAGTCGAGTATCCACTTGGCCCTAGCCCTAGCATTGTCTGGGTCCATCTTGTTCCAGACGTGCCAATGGAATGTGATGACAGCAGTTTCTAGGGGCTTCTCGGGTGGTTTCTCGATCTTACCGAGTGCCAGCAGGACATTGAGCCCATCCCAATACGCCTTCTTTTTTCGGTTCTTCGCGGCCCAATGCAGACGTGCGTTCCCGAGATTGATGGGCAACGGCAGTACCAATCTCATGCTACATGCCTCCGTTCGGCTTGGTCTGCCCATCCTTCGAACTCAGTGAGATCATCCCGTATCTGGGCTGTTGTATTCCAGACTACGGGCTCGTCACACTCCATTAGCCCTTCGATGACGGCATTCCGCTTCGCCTCGCGTCGCCGGAAAATGCAGCCCTCGACAATGCCAATGAGGGTGACAGCGAGACAGCCCAGCAACAGCTTGAGTGCGGTACTCATTCCTCACCTCCAAACTGACAATGGACCGTCAACATACGACCACCATCTGCCGCAGGAAGGTCTGCCCTTACATAGCAGACGCGCTCTGTCGGTACTGGACACTCGGTTTCGGGTGCAGACAGTCGGCCCATCGCATAGACGGCGGCAACAACGAAGCACGCTACCAAAAGCATGGCCACCTTTTCGACGTCGATCATCGGGTCCCTCCTTTCGTAAAGCGGGTGCCGGACTCGAACCGGCACGCTGCCTGCCCGCTAGTCTGTGGCGTCCATAGTTTGCGCGAACCGTTTCCAAATGCCGGAGCCGTAGCCGTAGCCGTCGCCGGAGCCGTAGCCGGAGCCGTAGCCGTAGCCGGAGCCGTAGCCGTAGCCGTCGCCGGAGCCGTCGCCGGAGCCGTAGCCGTCGCCGGAGCCGTAGCCGTAGCCGTCGCCGGAGCCG